CAACTACACCCCAAAGCTTGAGCCGTTTAGGAAGTATATTCCTATGCTGTTCGGTCCACGACGACTTTTCTTGGGCGAAATGATGCGAGATGAGGACAAGATTAATCTTCGTCCCCCTTTGCTTATTCGCAAGCGAGAGCCTAAACCGGGAGTGATCCTTAAGGACGGGGTACCCCTTCCTATGTATACTCGATTTTTGGGCTGCACTGAAGCCGAGCTCTTTGAGCTCGATTTTAAGGCGGCTTCGATCGAGAAAGGATTTCTCCCTGTTGACTTTGACTATCCTCGGTGGATAGGAGTGAAATTCCATGTGGATGATCCCTCCTTGTCTACCGGACAGTTAGGTCCCGGCACTGATGAAGATCCAATCCCTGAGTCAGCATTTTTTAGAGGCTTAAGCCTCTTGAAGACCCATGGTTTTCCTCTCGCCCGTTACAGCCAAGATCATATCTTAAGTTATGATAAGCTGCGACCGGAGGAGCGGTTTAAGGATCCTCTTCGGCTGGACGACTTGGAGCAATTTTATTATCGCTACAAGAATTGGTATACTACCAAGATGAAGAATCCCCATGCTCACGTCACAAAACGAGGCGCGATGATGGGTGAGCCCACTTCTTGGGCGGTTTTACCATTAGTAACTTTTTATGCCTTAGATAAAGCAGGACTTTGGCTCGCCAAGACGACTGGTGACGATGCCTTAGTACCCAATATATCAAAGGAGCAAAGAGTAACTTATGATTCCGCTTTAGAGTCCTTGGGGGGAGTGATTAGTTTCTTAAAAAGCTTTTATCACCTCCTCAAAGGGCTGTTTTGTGAGGCCCCCTATGTGCGTGGAAAAGCGAAACGTTATTCGCTTGTCTCGTACTGGGCGGCTCCTAAGGGAGGGACCAAAGGAGAGGTCAATTGGTATAACCTACCGACCGCCTTCTATGGCTCCCTCACTACCCAGGGTTTGAGCCCTTCTCGGAGCGACTTGACCAGACTCGGACTTTACAAGTTTTGTAAATTCAATGAAGTCTGGAAAGCCGCTGTCGAGTTGGGCGTTCCTGTTGGGTCTCCGGAGTTTATGGGAGGTCTGAATCATCCAGGCTTTCCGCTTGTTCCCAGTCGGCACACCAATCAATGGTTTGCCTACTTGAGTTCAATTCCTCTGGAGAAGTTGCTATTGTACGGAGGGTTATCTTTAATCCCTACGGTCGAGAAACAACTTAATAAGCCCCTGGAAAGCGTATTCCATCTCCGTCTTAAGAAGGAAATGAAGGTTAGCATTCCAGGTGGTATACCCGTGTTAGACGCTATATCGCAGATGAGGACTCCCTCGACTTCGGTAAGTGTTCTAACAAGGGGGAGCGTGCCTCGTTTGAGTCACGCCCCATCTTTATGGAAGGCATCCCAACGTCTCCACCGGCTGCTGCATAAGCAGGTTGTCCGGGTGAGAAAGAAGGGTTCCGCCCTTAAACTCAAAGAGGATTTGGATTCTAAGAGATCACGAATGGTCCCTCAGCC